TTAAGGTAGTGTGATTTTACTTGCTCATATGTCATTTTGTTTGTCTCCATGTTTGTGTTGTACAGTCAGTATCAGATATTTTTAACATATACTCAAGGCGTGTAATCAAAAGTGACGCAACGTAACAAACCTACCCACAACACACATCGCGACACTGACACACCAGCGCGCTCGCGTAACTGAACAAGCGTTCAATTGCAATATTTGTAATGTGTCAAATGCTGGGCAGGAATGTGGCAACAATGTGGCAGCGCTTGATGGGGTACATAGATACCACAATGCTTAACATGTTAAACAAGTGCTTGCTTATATAAGGTGGCGCTTATGATTTACCCCCCCCGGCCGAGGATTTGCCGGGTAGTGTTATTATTATACAATCCACACACACGGGTGCCACCCCACCCCACCCCTTGCAATTCACACCCCAAACAATGTAAAAAAAATATAAAATTGGAGTGAGACAAATGGCAGGCAAGGCATTACGCAGGCGCATACTCGACGACATCAAGAAGCAGGGCGGCGCAGAGTACATTTTTGACCAAGTGGCATCAGGCAAGACTATGACCCAGCTCGCAGCAGATTATGGGTGCAGCCGCCAGTATTTCAGCACATCAATCAACTCCATCCCTGAGTATGCTTCTGTGCTGGTTAAGGCGAAGCAGGAGGCGGCAGACGCGCTTGTCGAGGAGGGCTTGGTCATGGTTGACGCTCTTGATGGCGGCAGCACCACGTCGGAGATTGCGGCTACGCGTGAGAAGGTGCAGTGGCGCAAGTTTATGGCTGGCTCGTACAATCAGGAGCGTTACGGCAGCAGGCCACAGACAAACGTGACCATATCTGTGAGCGATATGCACTTAGACGCGTTGCGCAAAGTTAATTCTGATCTTGCCGCGATTGATGCTGAAGACCGCCAGCGCGAAGCTCACGCGATTGACGTTGATTATGAGGATGTCACGGATGAGCAATGATAATCCTCTTGAAGAGTTTGTGCTGCGTTACCGTGATGACCCTGCGCTATTTGTGACGGAAGTGCTTGGCGCAACGCCATACGACTATCAAGCTGAGTTTCTCAACGCGCTGGCGAATGGCGAGCGCAAGATGAGCGTCAGGTCTGGACACGGCACGGGCAAGTCCACGACTGCATCATGGGCTATGCTTTGGTTTGTTCTGCTGCGCTTTCCGAATAAGGTTGTTGTCACGGCCCCCACGTCCGGCCAGTTGTTTGACGCATTGTTTGCGGAACTCAAGCGCTGGATTAATGAGCTGCCGGATCAGCTTAAAGTGTTGCTCACGGTCAAGTCAGACAGGGTTGAGCTAATGGCTGCTCCGAGTGAGGCGTTTATTTCGGCTAGAACAAGCCGCGCTGAGACGCCGGAAGCATTGGCTGGGGTTCACTCGGAGAACGTGCTTTTGGTTGTGGATGAGGCTTCTGGTGTGCCTGAGAAGGTGTTTGAGGCTGCTGCTGGGTCTATGTCCGGCCACTCCGCAACTACGATCTTGTTGAGCAACCCGACACGCTCATCTGGCACGTTTTTTGAGAGCCAAACGCGCATGGCATCTAGCTGGTGGACTAGGCGGTGGTCGTGCGTGGATAGCCCGCTTGTGTCTGACGAGTTTGTTGACGAGATGCGTTCAAGGTATGGCGAGGACAGCAATGCGTTTCGCATTCGTGTGCTTGGCGAGTTTCCCATGGCGGATGATGACACGATCATTCCGTTCCACTTGGTTGAGAGCGCCATTCGCCGCGATATTGAAGTTACGCCTGACGAGAAGCCTATCTGGGGTCTGGATGTGGCTCGGTTTGGTGCGGATAAGACTGCGCTTTGTAAACGGTATGGCAATGTTGTGACTGAGATTACGTCATGGCAGGGTTTGGATTTGATGCAGACTGTCGGGCGTGTGATGGCCGAATACGAAGGCTTGCCGCCTTCTATGCGGCCAAAGGAAATACTTGTTGACAGTATTGGCGTTGGCGGCGGTGTTGTTGATAGATTGCGTGAGCTTGGCGCTCCCGTGCGCGGTATTAATGTTGGCGAGGCCCCGGCTATGGGCAGCACATACATGAACCTACGCGCAGAACTTTGGTTTAAAACAAAGGGTTGGCTAGAGGATAGATCGTGCAAGCTACCGAACGACGATCAATTGCTGGCAGAGCTGACTGCGATACGTTACGGCTTTACTCCCGGCGGAAAAATGAAAGCTGAGAGCAAGGATGAGATGCGCAAGCGCGGGCTTCGCTCTCCTGACCTTGCTGACGCGTTGTGCCTGACAATGGCCAGCGATGCTGCAACTGCATTGTCTGGTTCTATGTCAAGCTGGAAGCAAACTATTAAACGTAACTTAAAAGGTATTGCATGAAGCAGGTTCCGTTTCACAAACTATCGCCCAAGATGAAAAACATCCGCATGAACCAGTGGATCAAAACGTATATTGGTAAGGGGTTGAGCTTGGAGGATGCGCAGTATGCGGCGAGGTGGCGTGCTGGACATTGGAAGCTAAACCACCGTATGCAGAAGGTTATGGATGATTTGGGCGAACTGTGATATTGCGGGAAATACCCCCTGCATAGCCTTTGTCAAATAAATGTGCTAATGTGCAGAAAAATGAGGATTGATGATATGACGCCATGTAAAGGTTGCCCCACCCCCGCCGCTTGCAAACGTGCTGGCACTTGCCTGAAGAAAAAATACGGCAAATAGGAGGCTGACATGGGCGTTTTAGATTTTCTATCGGATTTAGCAAAAGCTCGCACTAAGGATGAGCTTGGCCTTGGCGGCATGAGGTCACTTCTCGGCACACGCGGCGCTGCGCCTGAAAGCAAGCGCGGCGAAGAGATGATGCGCCGCACGTCAACTGATAATCTGCCGGGTTACTTTGATCCAGAGACACGCGAGTATGTGCCGTGGTATGTTGATTTGTTTGACGGCGGTGGATTGAATAAGTCAGAAGGTTTGCTTGCCAGCGCGCAGAAGACGCCTTCTGCCGTTGACATGCTAGAAACAAGCGGCGCTCCTGTTCAGCGCGCATCCCAGATGGCACCGGGTCCACTTGAGCCATTTGGCGGCGCAGGCCCAAACATACCTGAAGGCCCGCTTGGCCCGTTTGGTGGTGCAGGCCCACGCATTGCCGACGGCGACCCACGCAACCTTGGAGGCTCTGAGGGTTATGGTCAAACTGGACTAAGCCCGCTTGATCCGTTTGGTGGAGCAGGTCCACGCATTGCACCGCAGCAAGCTCCAGCACCAGCGCAAGGCAGGCAGATTATTCCTGCGTCTGGCGGCAATATGGCGATTAACACGCCTGCGGCGCAAGGTAGAGATCAAATGATTGCAGATCAGCAAATGTATAACGAAGAGCAGGCTATGAGAAGCCACCCGCTGTATTCAGAATACGTTGATTTTTTAAACCGCAGCAGAATGCCGTCAACTCCAAGTTTATTCCAACAATACATAAACACGTTTGGAAACATGTAAATGGCAATCACAACTTACGCAGAGCTGCAATCTAACATCACGGACTTTCTTAACCGTGATGACTTGGCTTCAGTTACTCCGACATTTATCTCGCTGGCCGAAGCTGACATGCAGCGTCAGGTGCGTCACTGGCGGCAAGAGAAGCGCAGCACTGCGGAGCTTGACACGCAGTACAGCGCAATCCCTGCTGACTTCCTTGAGGCCATTCGGTTTTACATTACGTCAGGCGAATCACGTCCGCTTGAATTAATCAGTCAGTTTCAACTACTTGACCGCAAGTACCAGAGATCTAACACCAGCGGTGAGCCAGCTTACTATGCGATTACTGCTGGTGAGATTGAAATATTCCCCGCTCCCGCTGGCACTTACACTGCCGAGCTGTATTACAACGCGCGCATTGAGCCACTGTCTGACAGCAATACATCTAACTGGATGCTGCAATACTTTCCTGACGCATACCTGTATGGCTCTCTTATACATTCCGCGCCTTACTTAAAGGATGATTCGCGCCTGCAAATTTGGGCGGCTTTGTATCAAAGCGCGATTGATGCTATAAACATGTCAGGTGAAAAATCGAAATTTGGCGGATCAGGCCGTCGCATGAAAATAAGGGCTTACTAACATGAGTTTTTCAAACACATTTGAGACCACAGTTTTAACTTGGGTCTTCACGAACAGCGCAGCAACCCGCCCAACCTCGTGGCACATTGCACTTTACACTGTATCGCCATCTGACACTGGCGGCGGAACTGAAGTCACTGGCGGCGGTTATGCGCGTCAGGCCGTTACGTTTACCGTTTCCGGCAACACGGCTTCCAACACTGCCGCGATTGAGTGGCCAGTTGCTACAGCGAGCTACGGCACGGTGACTGACGTTGGCGTGTTCGACGCTGCGTCTGGCGGCAACTTGATTGCTTACGCGGCGCTGACCACCAGCAAAGCAATTGACACGGGTGATGTATTTAGGCTCCCAGCGGGCGATCTTGACGTCACACTCGACTAATGGCTGAGTATCGTTCTGGCTACGGCAGGGCTACATACGGCTCGTATAACTACGGGCTGGATGGCTTTGTCACTGACGGCGCTGGCACGATTATTGTCACAACGACGACGGCTGCGGCTTCGGTTCGTGTTAGGCTAGATGCATCTATCGTTGTAAGCGTGTCTACGACCTCGTCAGAGGCTGTTAGAGTGCGTGAAGCGTCTGCGTCCAGCACAACATCCACAACGACCACTTCCGCCGCCCAGCGCGTGCGTGAGAG